GGACAGCAACAATGGATACAACAGACCCATTAAAGATGTTGGTACCATAACCGGACGCTATCTTAATCTGTCGAGTAGACCCTGCATAGGGCTGTCCTCCGATCAGATTTACGGGTTTTAGCCCGTAAGGTGTAGCAGAAGATGCCATGATAGACTCCTAGTTATCCTTTACCAAAAGTAACCGACGATTTCCTATCATTAAATATAGGCATACGTGGATCACTTTCACGCATTAAGTTATTGTCTACAGAGCGCATTTGAGCAGCGGTTTGCTGCTGATAATAATCATTGCGTTCTGCGACCATCTCTTCGGGAGCTTTACAAAGCATTAGTCCACCTATAACGATATTATCCTTAAATCTGCTATCAACCACAGCATCAGTAAATACCTCTGGGTGAACATCAGCCCTTACAGGCTCCCAACCTTCACGTAACTTAGAGGAAATATTAGTGGCATCAGAAACACCCCGCGTACTAATACGAATCCAGCGATAAACATAGCCATCTTCTGGTGTAGGATTAGGTAATACTTCTGGCCTAGCCCATCCCTTTTTACGGCTTGTCTTCTCTCTAGTTTCGTTTTCTCGCGCTGTACGTAGTTCGTTTTCAGCCATTTTGTTTCCTCGCTAATTCAGCAACCTGTTTGGCGTATTGTTCCAGTGGAACTCCAAGTCTTTTCGCAACAGTAATTTGTGATTGTGTTAATTTCACCTTTTTAGGTGCTGTGCTCCGCGTAGCGGGTGCAACCACATTACTAGATTTTTTCTTGGAAGCCTCCTCTGGCCTATTGTCTATCCCGTCATCAAATTGATCGGGGAACACTTCTCGCATACGAGCATCTATTCGCTCGTAGTATTTATCAGAACGAGGGTCTACACCTTCGTTAACTAATTTTGTATGCAACCCAAAAGCAAACGATGTCATTTCAGGGTCGCCTTCTGGTCCGTTTCCAAACCAAGTATTTCTATCTGCCCATGTAGACGCTTTTTCATCGTGTTGAAACTGCGGCTGGGGTGCAAGTTCTTGTGATTGAACAGTATTTTGTTGAGGTTGTAAAGCCCCTTGTACTTGTCCTATTGCTTTAGGTTTTAAACTATTTACTTTATCTGCTCTTATTTGAGCAGTGTTTAAAAGTTGTTGAGCCTCAACCATAGCATCAGTTTCACCTGACTCATGCGCTTGTCTATATTGTTGCTGGGCTACAGCAAGTTCCGATTGAACTTGTTTCCGAGCCGACTCAATTAACGCATTATGGCTTTGGTCTGTTCTGGTCTTTAGTTGTGCATTTTCTTCAATTAGCTGTTTAGCATAATGTTCTACTGCTTCACGCTCACGAAAAGCTTCTTCTTTAGCCCTGCGCTCATCATGGTACCCCTTACTGAAGTGTTGAATGCGTTTTTTAACCTTTTCAGAATAGTTTTCTAATTCTTCATTTGTTACTTCTTCAGGAGGTTCAGAAGGCTTACGCCCTCTATCTGCTTTAGGAGTATCATTTACGACTTCTACCTCTATCTCTTCCTCCGCTACTACTTTTACTTCAGCAGGTTCTTTTTTGGGTTTTTGAACCTCTTCACGTCCTACAGCCCCTTCAACTTCAAGCTCAGGGGTCTCAGGTTCTAATTCTGGTACATCTACTTCCTGTAAATTTTTCTCCTTCTCAGGATCGGGGAATTCATATTCTACTTGTTGCATTGCCATAATTTAATCCTCACGCACGAGTAAGTTTACTCGGATCACTAATAACAGCTTCGATTGAGTCATCGTTCATTAACCGATACTCAGCGTTGCCAACTTTAAACCGCGTACCTGTATTGGCACGGAACATCACATAATCACCTTGTTTACACCATGCTCCAGTAGGGAATCGCTCTTTGTCTTTATAAGCTTGATCGCCCATATCAACCACTAATCCCACCATAGACAAGATATATTCTTCTCGTATGGTTGTGGCCGCTTTAGCGATCCCTCCTTCAAAGGTGTCTTCTATACTAGGTAAAGCAATAAGTACACGGTATCCAACCGGCTGGGGGATTTGGTTTTCCAATACTACTTCTGCTTTTTCCTGTTCTTCTATCTTTCTGCGCCGCTTTTCCTCAAGCGGGGTTAATTCAACTGCTTCTTCGAACATCTTCATCTTCCATATAATTGCGCGAAAGGTCTTCGATTTCTCTGCGTGCAGCGGCTAGACCCCGTATCACCCCACACGATTCCTTATACTCAGCGTAGTCTTGAGCACTACCCCCACTAAGAAATTCTTCCTGCTGTCTTTGCAAATCCAGTAATTTTTTATCTAGTACATCAAAAACAGTTTGGACCATTATCTATCCTCTCTATCGTCACGATAGGCTTCAGACGCATCTCTATGCGCTTCGGCTCGTGTACGCTCTTCTTCGTTTCGAGCTTTTGCCATATCAATCATAGTCTTAGCTTCATCAATATCGTTTTTAGCTTCCGCAGCTTGGTTCTGCGCTGCTATCCGATTAGCTTCCAGTACCGCAGTTGTTGTTGCTTTCTCCTTATCCAAATCTAAACGCTCCTGATCGAGTGCTCCGTCCATAGCATCCTTAGCAGCTTTACGCTGGAGTTCACCTTGTTTAAGCTGCAATTCTGCCTGTTTCATCTGGAAAGCTGGATCTTGCATTTGTTGCTGTGCTTGTTGCTGTGCAGCAACTGCTTGTTTTTGTTTAGAAAGTTCTATAGCAGCTTCGCTCAATAGCCTAGATAAGTTCTCTTCCATAAGTTCCGGCATCTCTTCATCTGGCGGAGGTAATGGAGCACCTAACCGTTCTTCTATCTGTCTTCTATAGCTAAAGGCCACATGCTCTGCAATATGTGCCTGAAGTGCAGCTACCACCTGCTGTGCGGCTGGGTTCTGCCCTATAAAAGCTGCGATCTGCGGGTCTTGTAGGAAAGCTTGGTGTGTTTGAATGTGTGCATCTTGATCTTGGTATATAAACGCTTTAACAGGTTTACCTACTAAAATACTCATATTCTCACTTACCGGATCAGCCGGTTTAATATCATCCTTAGTGGGAACAAGTTTATCTGCATTCTTTACCCCTAATACCTCAATCATCTGCCGATGCAACTGAGGCAGGTCGTATATCTGAGGTGTCGCTTGGGACATCTGTAATACAGTTTGATATTGCACCACCCGCTGGGCCATCGTACTGCTGTTAGGATCACTAACCGGAATGACCTCAACCATTGCATAGTCTGCCTGACGCGCTCGTGGTTCTGCACGGTCAGGTACATACATATATTCTTCCGGTGCGTACTCCGAAATAATGGCTCGTAGCAGTTTAAACTCCTGCTTCATTGCATAGTGAACACGGGATTGCACTGCTGCCATTGGTTTAAGGGTACGTTCTAACAGGGCCAACGTAGTTCCGACCGGTGCATTTGCACTCATGTCAGAAATATTCATATCGCTGATAGCCCCTAATCTGCGGCCTTCATCGGTGATTTGCTTCAGCAGAGCGAGAAGTGTTTGGGACGGCTCCTTATACGGAAGCGTCATTATGTTCTCTTTAATACTACCGCTTGGTACATCTACATCACGAAACTCGCCGGGACCAATAGGAGTATCATCTCCTTTAACCCGTAGCCCTCTGCTTTTTAACCCTCCAGGGAGATTACTTAGTGTGCCAGCGTCAACCAATTGACGTATAAGAGAGGTTCCAGCTTTAGCATATCCACCAATAATGTGAATTAAACCAAGGCCATAGAATCCAAAACCCGGTACATAGGAATAATGAACAAAATGTTGACGCTTTAGTGTCAAAGGATCGTCACTATCCCAATTACGACGGATAGATAATATTGTGCTTGTACCCTGATCTATCGTAACCACGTAAGGTTTTGCTATCTGTAATTCACCCTCTTCACCTTCTTCAACGCCATCAATAACCAGATCAGCATGTATTTCAAGTATTGTGTATCGGTCGTCTGCATTGAGGGTATAACCACCTTCCCTAGCTTTTGCTTCTTCTACATCCGTATGGAAAGACAGAGGGTCACCTAACTCTACCTCACGGTAGAACCCAGCGGCCTGTAGCTTTACCAGCTCATTCTTTGTCTTACGCATTACGTGGGTAACACGTTCTGCTGTCTCCAGATTAGACGCGCCATAGGGCACAACAACGTCTTCAGCGGGGATATAAATAGCGACCTGTCGGCCAATATTGGGGTCAAAATATACCTTTTTAAAAGCTGACCCTGCCAAGCCAAGACTATAGAGTAACCGTTCGTGTTCTGGCCTGTACTCAACCATGACATCCGTTAATTCATAGTTCATATCAGTACGAACTCGGAGGGCAGCATCCTCCTTATCTTTGGTTATTTCTCCAAGTATCTTGGTCTTAACAGGGCCAGCAGACGGGAAAGTCTCACTCATCGCTTCCGCTTGGAAACGAATAGCTGCTTCTGCTAAAACATTAGAATATACGCCGCAGGCATCTTCCCACGGTTCTACACGTTCCTCGTATTTAAACCCCAGTACATCCAGTCCTTTAACAAAAGTTTCAGCCCAGTCCTTACGGCTATTAACGTCTGACTCAAAATGCCCTACTAAATCTGAAGAAATTTCAGTAAGTTCACTGTCCTCAAGGTATTCAGCCAGATTAGCATCAAACGGCGCTCCTGCGGATTCTTCTAACCCTTCTTCCGCTACAAGGGTTATCTCTACACTGCCGTCATCCATCGTAACCATTTCAGGGTTAAGGATACCAATTTCCATACTTTGTTCTTCTTCAACAACCTCTATCCCTTCCGGGGATGTATACAAACTTCTTTCAATAGCCATACTATTGACCCCTTATAAAATCTATAAGCTTATCTAAAGTTGACGGGTATTCAGGAAGAGTAGATTGAATAGGCAGTCTAACACCATACTTCTCTTCTCGTTCCGGCGTTAACCATCCCCTAAACTGATCCAATAATTCACTATAATACTGTTGGGGATGCTTTCTAGTACCAAGCCTTTCAAATTCTTCAGCCATAGGCTCAACACTTTCAATCAAGTGATGTTCTTGCCTTGCCGTAAGTGGTGTTCCTGAGGAACGTCCAGTTTCTTCCAAAAAATCCAAAAACGCAGGGCTGTCAAAAAACTTATGCGTAAGCTCATGGGCTATAGCGTTAGCATATGAATACCGTTTATTTCTATTTCGTGAACCTTCAAACCCCTCGGCGGTATTGTAGGCACGTTCCTGAGGATTACGCCCCGTCGGTAGAAATACACTTATCCCCTTTGAGCCGGTAGTTGCATCGTAATCCGGTTCACCGCTTATAAACTCAATCGCAGGGTCGTCCTCCATCCGTCTTAGCTTTGCCAACTCTTCCAGAGTTAATCTCGAAGCTCTGGGTGATCGTGGCCCAAATACGCCCATTCTATTAGGGAAATCTAATCCAGGCGTAAGATAGCCGCGTATTTGCGCCCGACTGTCGGCATCTTTGCCATAACCTAGAGCACTGGGCAGACCAAATTCACCGCCAAACCTAAGTCTTTCAGGTAGTTGGCGTTGAATTTCCGCTATCATCTCTTGGTTGGCAAGTTCGTCAGAGGCTTTTTTAGCTTCTTCCAAACCCATCGGGTACAACCTACGCATCCGATCTCCCAAAGTTTCTTCAGCCATCAGTAGTATGCGCCCCTACGCTGTTTAAAGTATTGAACCTCATCTGTTTCATCGGAAGGTAGCCGTATAAAACCCCCTTTGCGATACCTCATCATTGCCAGAGATACCGAATCCACATAGTCATCATGCTCCCCTGCCGGGAATGCTGCAACTTCATCTATAACTTCTTCAGCCCAATGTCTATCCGGTGCCCATACCATACCAGAGGCAAACAGATCAGATACAGCATTAAGTCTGGTTATCTTGTCATTTCCTTTAGTCGGTGTGAACTCCTGCACTGGTATACCCATCGCCCGCATCTCGTATATTAGTGGTGATCCTGATGCTTTTTTCTCCACAATCAATGTATCTGGCTGCCATTCTTCGTATTGCTCCACAGCGATACGCTTCAACTTGGGAAATTCCATCCTTTCTCGGAACGCATTCAACAATATCAGGTTCGCCTGCT